TGTAACAGCTGTAATATCGCCGACAGGTGCGCCAACCCAGGCAGCACCGTCATAATACTCTAGGGCGTTTGTGTCTTTCAAAAACGAGTATTGCCCCTCTTGTGGTGAGGTAATAGCCGCAGCGCGAGCAGCTGAGTTAGCAAACACGTTAATACCTTGCATAAGGTAGCCGTTAGTATCAGCTGCCGTTAATACCTCACCTGTTGTAAAGGTTTTGAAACCTAATCCAGCTGCCATAGTTTTGCTCCTTAATAAGCCAATACGCCGCTGTCAAGCAAGCCATATATGGATGAGTCTAATATAAAACCGTCAATAATCGGCTCTAAAGTGGTTAGTGTTGTTTTCCAGCTGTTAGGGGTAATGGTTTGTGCCACACCAAACACCTGCAAAGTTTTAGTAAGGGTTGAGCCGCCAGGTTGATTAGTTGTAATCGTTACTGGGTCAAAATAATCCAGGCTCAGGGCTGCAATAATGCCAGCGTTGTAATTGTCTGTGTATAAATCTAGCTTGATAGCATCACAGCGGATAGAGGTTTCAGCGCGTGAGGCAACATAGGCCCGTGCGTAATCTAGGGCTACGGCATCAGTTTCCATTAAAAGGTTTTGTTGGTTATAGCTATGAATAAAATATTTATCTATGCTGGCTTGATTGATAGCTGTTTGAGCTGTGCCGCCTGTACGTGTAATAGAGGCTGAGTTATATACGAGCGTGTCATCTAAACGCCAAACGGCATCATAATAGCCAATATTTGTACCGTTATCATTAAACACAACAGGCGCATCACCCGTGCTACCAGCTGTTACGGCTCTATCTTGGAAAACAAACGAGCCTGCAGCATCTACATAAAGCGCGCCATACTCACTAGTCTCAACTGTTTGCATAGCTGCAAGGCTTGTACGAGCTGTGCCTGGGTCATTTTGTAAAGTAGTTAAACCTGCATCTACGTCACGCATAGTTGCAGGCCAGCCAATTTGATCCAAAATCTGATTAATACGGGTGCCTGATAGTTGACCAGCTGCCGCCCCTGTCACGGTGCTAATTTGAGCGTTTTGGGCAAGCCTAAAAGCATCCACAGCTGTAATAGTTGTGTACACAACATCATTGGCATTTTTAGGCGTAGTGGTTGTATAGGTTGTAATAAAACCTGCAAAAATAGGGTACGTAGTTGCACCATACGTAGCCGTAATCTGCACTTTACGCATAGGAGTCAACAGCGTGTAATACGGGCTGGCTGGGTTTTGAGGGTTGAAATCGCCGTTTTGATCCACAATACGCATACTGAGCGTACCCGTTTGAAACTGATCAGCCTGAGGGTTGCGCCCACGCATAGTTTGTATGCTGTCCACCACGTTTGAAACATCAACAATTACTGATGCGCTATCAGCCAAAATATTGGTGCCTAAAATGCCGCTGTCCAAAATCATAGCCTGGGCAAAGCTAGGCCCAGTACTAAAGTTAATGACAGCGTTTATTACTGGGATTGTCATACTGCGATAGCCCCTGCATAGTTAAGGTTGTTACCAAACCTGTTGTTTTGCTGTACAGCATTTTGCACAACCTCGATTAAACCGCTTGTACGGTCTATCACCTCAACCGTTACTTTGCTGGCTGACTCAGCTGTACGGAAAGATTGCAGCGCCCCACTTGTATCCCGTGTCATACCTAATTTTGATATAAACGATTGTAAAGTAGCCTCATCTGCGGCATTTTGTAAATCTAGTAAATCTGCAAAAGCATTGGCACGCGCTGTAGCTGCATCCGCATATTCAAGGATTGCGGACACAGAGGCCTTAGCTGCAACATCTTTAGCTACTGGCGCTATGTAATCGCCTACTGGGATACCTGAGCCTAGCGAGCCGCTTGTAGGCACGGGCATTTTTGATTGTGAGGTTGCCGTGGCCAATAGCCTTAGCATTTCCTCAATTTTAAGCAAAGCCATATTGAGGTTATTTTGATCAATAAGCTCTTTAGGCTTTAGTGCATCTAAGATATTTTTAATATCTGTGAGCTTGTAACTTTGGTTTTGCAGCGTACCTAATATTTGTAAATCTTTATTTAGCTTTTCAGCCAGGCGTGTAGCAGCTGCAACATCCTTATTTGCTATTGCATCCTCTAACGCCAATATGTCTTGCTTTACCGTTAGGCGGGCTAGATCATTAGCCAGTTGCAAACGTTGCTGATCTGTGGCATTTACACCTAGCTTGTCAATTTCCTGTTGTTTAGCCAATAATGCAGCCTGGATTTGAATAGCATCAAGGTTAAAAACATCCTGGCCTTTACCCAAAGCAAGGGCAGCTTTGTCCAGGGCAGCCTGATCGCGCTTTGCTTTAGCTGTGGCAGCTGCACTCTTAGCCTGATCTTTAGCCAATTTAGCAAGCTCTTTATTGCGCTTGATAGCATCCAACTCAGCCTTTTTAGCAGCTGCCAAAGCTGCACGGCCTGTATCTTGATTTGCCAAAGTCATAGGCTGGCTAAAAGGTTGTGGCCCCTTAACCTCTTTGATTAACTCCTCTAGGCGCTGTGGGCTAAATCGGCCCAGTACGTTACCTACAAGGCCAAAAGCACCTTTAACAATGCCTGCACCTGGGATACTGGCAATTTGCTCTTTGAGATAAACAATACTGTCAATAAAGTTAGCTAGTGATGATGCGGCGCTTTCGATCTGCCCGCCTACCTTGCTGATGCCGTCACTACCGCCTAACGAGCTGATAGCGCCCAAAAGGCTTGTGCCGATAATCTCACTAGCATTAGAGGCTGATACTTTGAGTAAATCCATTTGGCCCGTGTAAGAGCTAAGCGCAATAGCACCTGATCCGCTAAACCTTTGGTTGAGGGTATCTACTATCTCATCAAAAGACATAGCCTTAATTTCGGCCTGTGTTAAACCTAGCTTTAATTGCTTTAAGCCTTTTGTGTTACCTACGTATGCCTGTGACAATAACTCTATAGTTGAGGCATAGTCTAAGCCTGAACCGCTTGAAACATCAAAAGCAAGGCCCATTAGCTTTTGAGTTTGGGCTACTGATCCAGTTACAGCCGCTAGGTTCGAAAACGCTGGCCTTAAAGTGTCATCTAAAATGCCCGTTTGGCTTTGTAATTTATTGATAAAACTTTCTACGTCAACTGAGGCATAAGCCAAACCAACATTTTTTAAGCTGTTAGCTAATAACTTTTGTGCCTTAATATCATCACTAGCTGCCTTAACTGAGGCTTTGCCATAAGCCAAAACAGCCCCAGCGCTTAAAGTTACCCCTAGCGTACGGCCTAGATTTTTAACGCTGCCTGTAAGTTTCTTAGTGGCTTTATCAGCATCAGCAAAAGACTTTTTGCCTAAAAACTGGCTGGCTATATTAATTACTAGATCAGTTGCCATTATGCGGCTCTTTTCGTTTGCTCATAAAACATAGCTGATGACTTTTCAATAGCCTTAATTACAGCTGCGTTAGCCCTGCCGTTATCCTCAGCCCAGGCGCGGTAGATCAAACGGCCTGTTTGCTTTGTCGTAGGGCGGCCAACCATACCTTTAGGGCGAGCGTTGACTAGCTGGCCTGTTGAGTTGAGGTTATCAATAAACTGTTTGCCCGCATCAGGGTTGAGTGAGTTGTTATAGCCCTTACGATCACCGCCTGGCGGTAGGTAATAGTTGAGTTGAAAATCTGCGGTTGGATAATCCTCAGCTCCGCTTGTGCGATAGACACGGCCCACGCGCTTATAGACAGGCTGGCCCTGAGGGTTTTTACGTCCAGCGGTTTCATAGATAGCACCGCCAGCTGACTTATTAAGGATACGTGCCAAAGCCACAAAGCCGTTTTTGTTTGGCTTTGAGGGTGCTGTGCTGTAGGTAATGCCTGCCTTAGCTTGTACAGCATTGAACTTTGGAAAAGGCCTATAAGTCAAGTTTTCAATACCCGATATATTTTTAGTCCAGCCTGACAATACTTGGCCGTCACTTGGCACAAAGCCACGTGCTACCTGGGTAACTGTCTTTAAAGCTGCGCCCATTTCGGATTGAGTTTCTTTTGCTAGATCAGGCGCAAAACGTTTAAGAGCTACGCGTAGCTGTACGGCCCCCTCTAGCTCTACTGGCATTTTGTAGCTCCTTAGCTCTATCGTGTAAAACTCTGATCATATTGCGTAGCATTACATCATCAAGGTCTAGTAAATACTGGGGCGCGATACCCGTTTCAACGGCTAGCTGCGCTATGAGGTAACCAAAGTTACCGCGCCCCACTATTCCAAAGGGGCATCATCTAATACCTCAACGCGTACTAAGGTATCTAAAAATGCGGCCCCAAAAGGCTCTACTGTCTCGCCGCTTGTGCGTATGCACTCCCAGGCAAGCCAGTAAATATCGCTTTGCTTTTCATCATCCCTAAAGGCTTTGTGGAAACCTTTTTTTGCATATAACTCAAAGGCATACTCAATACGCGGCGTTATTTGATGCTCTGTAATATCGCCGTTAGCCCTTGTGATTTTAAGTCGTGCCATTGTGTTAGCCCCTTTTCTTTTTTGTTATGCGGTTGTAATTACAATTGGAGAGTTACACGTAAAGGTAATGCTCTGTGTTGACTCATCAGCAACAGCACCATTAATGTCAGTTGTGTTATTAACCAAAACTGTAGTGCTGTATAGCGGGTTGGTTGTTGAAACCGCCGCGCTTGTTTGCTTTAGAGTTAGTGGCACGGTTGTACCCCAGGCAGCTTGTAGTGTCGCGCGAACAGAGCCCGCACCTGAGGCTGCATCATCATTTAGAAAATCCAAAGTGATTGTGCTGGCCTCTAAGCCTTTAACAAACTTATGAGCGCTATCGCCCATAGCTGTAACCTCTAGCTCATCAAAGCTACGGTTGATTGTCGCGCTAGTTACGTGATCTGATAGGACTACTGAGTTTAGAGTAGCCACTACGCCGTTTGATAAGAAAATCGCCATTTGGGCTATTCCTCTACTTTCTGTGTCGTTGTTTCCTTTGGTTGGGTTTCTTTAATCTCTTTTGGCAAACCTTGCCCAATTTTGATTAAAAATGCTTTTTCCTCATCTGATAATGCCATTGTATTACTCCCAGCTCGTTAGTACGGATATTTGTAGATCAGCTGTCAAAAGGTCACCGCTAGCAACACTTAATACGGCAGGTGCAGATACAGCGGTAACGTTAAAAACAATAGAGCTTTCAGCTAGTTTTTTAAACACAGCTACTATTGTGTCCTCTATGCCTTTAAGGTTGCCCTCATTGTCAAACATAGGCACGGTCATAATAATTTTAAAATTAGCCATAGGCGAGATACTGGCGTAAGAGTTATTACCTGGGGCTATATATGGGTCTGAGGGTGCTACGCATACGCTGTTGGCCAATACCGTGCTAGGCGGGTAGGCAAAAACGCTCCATACACCTGCATTGGTAAGAGCCGTAGCAATTGTTGTACGTAAAGTTGTTATTGCAGCTGTCATCATCCCACCATAGCCGCGGGTGATAAATACGGCGCTAATAATCCACGGATAGAGGCCATAAGTGTATTTGACATTTTAAAGGGGCTAGGGCTGTAGCCGTCAACGCTTGTGCCGCCGTTTTGTGTGCTAAAGCGTGCTGTCCAAATATTTTCAGCAAGCATAAGAGCCGCTGCATTAATTGCAGGTGTATTTGCGTACGTTGCTGTTTTTGTATCGTCACCTGTCATAGTGCCGTATGGCAATACACGCCTAAAGTTTTGGTTGGCAGCTGTCTTTGCATATTGGATAAAGCTGTAGCCCTGCGGAAATTGCCAATAATTAAGCTGCATATTAAACGCTGGCAAAATATTAGCTGTGCCTGTGCTAAAAGGTATTGTGCCTGTAATTGTGTAACTGCCGTTAAAAGTTGATCCAGCGCCAGCAATTGTGACAGTTTGGCCTGTTGTAAAAATGCCAGGGTTAGCGATCATTACAGTAGCTACGTTATCTACTAAAGCTGTACCGACAACGGGCGCGCTATCAAACCACAAAAAGCCATTAATTAAATCCTGTGCTGCCTGGCAGGTGTCCTCAATCCAGGTGTAAGAGTCGTACAGGGTGCCAACACCCAAAGAGGCTTTAAGTGTTGCAGCCGTTACGTAGGTTGCTGGCATTTGTGTACTCCTTACTTTAAAAGGTTTGGTAGGGCTCAAAGGGCTAAGAGCCCTACCAAACTATTAGTGGGTTGTTATCAGGTTAGGTTGTAACGTACTAGGCCGTTAGGCATCTTTACGATAGTTGCCATAAAGCCATAGATAGCAACCTGTACCTGTAGGTTTGAAACTACGTTAACTGACATATACGCCTGTGGTGAGCGATATACGGTCATAGCCTCAGGTGCGACAATGAAAGCTGAGTCATCAATAGTTGTTGAAACCATTTGATGATCAACATATAGATCAAGACCTAACACGTTACCGCGGATTGAGGTAGGTGTTGATAGTCCGCCGCTGTTCATAGGTGCAGCTGCGTTGTAAATAGGGCGGCCTGTTGAGTCTGTTGCACCCATTAGCAAGCTCCATTGTGAAGGGCCAGCAACATAGTTACGTGCAAAGTAGCTTGTGTTCTTGTAGATATTTGCAGACTCAGTAGATACGTAGCTGATAATGCCAGCTGATGTAGCTGCTACAGCTGTACCTTGTACGCCACCTGCAACAACGTCAGCAATTACAGCTGCATCAGTTGCTAGTGAGTATGCACGCTGTAGCTGATTTGTTAGCTCAGCATAGAAATTAGGGTCTGAGCGCTCTAGCAACTCAACGCTAATTGTGTTCATACCTGAGTACTTTTTAACTGTACCTGATAGGTACTGAGTAACCATACCTGTATTTTGAACAGCGCCAGCCTCAGCCTCAACTGTTACAACAGGTGCAACACCTGATTGACCGCCCGCGCTCGTAACGAGTGAGGGTACAGACACGGTCATACCACTTTGCGGCAAAACGCCTGAGCTTAGGGCATTAATCATAGGTGTATCAAAGTTTGTATTTGAAACAAACTCTGAAAGGTATTGAGTTGGGTTAAACGCTGGGTTTGTGCTGAAAGAGTCATCAGCTGCCGTTACGTATAGCTTTGACTCATCATTACCCAAAGCTGCCTTGATCTTATGCTCTGTGTATGTAGCCATTGATGTAATAGGTGTACGTAGTCGCTGTGAGTTAAGCGCGCTAGGTAGGATGATTTTACGAGCTGCCTCTACTGTAGGTGCAGCCTGCTCTGTGGCATCTACTGCCTCAGGTGCGGATTGATCGGGGGCTGTAGTCACAGCGGCCTCGCTTTCGGTTTCGGTTTCGGTTTCGGTTGTTGTTGTGTTTATTACGGTGTTAGTTGTCGTAACTTTTGTACTTGTAGATAAAGCTGCATCTACTGGCATCTCGCCAGCAGCAGCAGCAATTTTTTGCACCGCGGCGCTCGCAAAAGCGGCGCTCTCAACGAGTGACACCTCGCGTAAGGTGGCAGCGGTGACCAGGAGATAATCCTTTTCAGGCTTTGATGCTGTGACCTCAACACCAACGGATAAGCCATCCATTAATTGCTCCTGGGCTAGCAAAATGGCATCAGTACCACGTGATGAGGCACTTACTTTAAAACTTGCATATAAACCGTCTTTAGCTGATGTAATGCTCTGCATACGCCCTACAGGTTTTGAGTTGTCGTGAGACATTAACAGTTTTACGCGGCTAGGTTCAGCTGCAACGATTGAGCCCTCAGCAAAAACAACCTTGCCAGCTGATGTATAACCAATTTCGCCATACGGCGCAATTTTGCCTGAGATAGTACGGCGCTCACCGCTATCTACAGCCTCAACATTACCGCTAAAGGTTAATATCATTGGTTCCATTAGGATTTATCCCCTCATTTAGGCCACTAGGGCTTAGTTGTTCCATACTTTGAGCTTGCTGTAAATCAATTAAACCTAGATTGAGCATCTTTTCAATTGCATCCAAACGTGCAGCTGTATCTGCTCGTAGAAAAGTTTCATCTAATGCAAAGCGCACAACGTTACCGTGCGCCGTAATATCATCCATTGATAAACGGTTTTCAATTGCACTAATAAAAGGCTGTAAAGAATAAGCAACAAACTCTTTGCGGCCGTCTAAAATATTTTGATATGTCATACTGTTGTTCATATCCGCGCTGATGTAATAGGCGGGTACGTTCATTAAACGGCTAATTTCAGTAGCTAAGTACTGGCTACTTTCGTTGTAGGTCATTTCTTTAGGCGAAAAGCCAACCTGTTGGTAATCCAAAGTGCTAGTTAAATACGCTGTGCTACGTGAGTTACGTGCAGCTTTCCAGGCAGCTAGCAAACCGCTAATTTGTGCCTCAGGTAGATCAGCACCGCTATTTTTAATAAAGCCTGTTGGCATAGGTGTAGCAGCTGCAACACTTGCTGCCTTTTGTACGTCAATTGCGGCCTGGATAGTACGCGCACCTGTTTCTAATACGCCAGGTAATAGTGATTGAAAAGTAACGAGTGATCCAATACCCGACATAGGGGCGCGCTCACCGTTAACGCTGTAATACTGTACTTCGTCACCAAACTCATTAGTTGTAACTGTTACGCGAGTATTAGCAACCCACTCAAAACCACTAGGCCGCCCGTCATCAGCATATAGTGATGTAACGCGCCAATAAGCAACTCCATAAAACAGCAAACTATCTACTGTGTATGCAATTGTAACGCTACGTGGCTGGCGCATATCAGGTTGATCAAGCCATAAAGGGCTTTCTAATTTTGCACCTGTAGATTTTTTATATAGCTCTAAATCAATACTTGAAATAACACCTGCAATTAAGTTACGGCATCTAGCAACAGCGGGTACTTGTAAAGCTACAAAGCGATCCATAAAAGGCGCGCCTGTACCTGTGTTATATAAACCGCCAAAGCTATAAACACCTGCGCCGTAACCCTGCGACATAATGGCAGGGGCTAGTTGCGCGGTTATATCTTTTTTGCCTATGCCAAAAGTTTGCAACAATCCCATAACCTAATAATGGCGCAATTGTCAACGATAAAAGCCTAAAAACACTTCGGCGTGTCTAAACATAGACTTTGGCCTCACTTACGGGCTGGGCCAGTATGTGGATCACCATAGCCAGGCCGATAGGGATATCCACGGGGCCAGCTGACTTACGGCGCACAATGCGCCAGGCATCACTTGTAATTTTGGCTGCACAGTTGGCCATTTGCTGGATCAGTAAATCTTGCCCGCTATGCCGTAATCTGTCATTTACTAGATAATCGTGGAAATCTGAGCAAGCGGTATAAAAGGTTTGGCCTGATATATCGCGCGTTTGTACACCTGCATTTTGTAGCCTTTGGGCAATACTGGCCGTTGTGTACTTGTCATAGCAAACAACACGTGGGTAATACAGGTCTGCCCACTTTTTAATGCTGGCAGCTATAGCAAGCTCATCAACGGCAACTTGTGAGCTGTAGGTATCTAACACAGCTACACCTATGCGCCCGTCAGGCAATATTTGCCCCATAACTAAACTTGCATCACGTTTTGAGGGGCTTACGTCAAAGCCAAACACGGTTAAAGGCCCAGGGCTCATTTTGAGGTTTATGTCGCTGGCATCCTCAACCGCGCCGTGAGGCCAGGGGCTTTGTAAGCTGTCAATCCATTGTGACAAGCTCTCTGTACGAAATTGCTCTGTTGTTTGAATAGTTAGAGCTTCCTCTAAAGCTGCCTCAGTAATAAGTACGCCCATAGCTGGGTTAGCTGCGGCCCAGCCTTTGCGATCATCCAAAGCTGCAAACTGGGGCGCGCTATATTCGTAATACCCCATTGAGGCAGGCGGGTTAGATAAACAGCGCTCACGTACCTCATTGAGGGTTTGGCTCCAGGCATCACCTGCGTTACTAGCCATTAAGGTTTGAGAGTTAGGCCGTGCGCGCGTAATCGGCATAGCTGCGGCAAAAGCAACTTGATCTACCTCACGTAGCTCATCTATGAAAAGAAAATCGGCGGTAGCGCCACGGGATGAGTCACGTGTAGCTGCGCGTACGTCTAGGCGAGCGCCTGACTTTAAGACTATGGCCTCATTACCGTTTGCATACCTAATGCTCTTAAATTGCTTTTTTAGCTCAGGGCTATCCTCAATAGCATTAGCCACCTCTCTAAAAGTGGTAAGGGCCATTGATCTAGCAGAGCTTATTACCACGTGGTTACGCTCATTAAACAGAAACAGGCCCGCCAGGATACGCATACGCGCCAGGTGAGTTTTGCCGTTTTGTCTCGCACAAATTACCAAATTGGACTTGCGAATAAATTGTTTGTTTTTGTCAATCGTCAACATATCGTTTAAAACAAAGCGCTGCCACGGTAACAAGGGTAGGCCGATATCCTCAGCTAGTTGTGCAACCTCATCACCGCGGCTAGGGCCTTTCAAAAAGGTGTTGTGCAACCGTGGTTTTATTGCCCAAAGGCTACAAAATGCAGGTGTGCAAACGCGCGATATATCAGGCCAAACTTTTTATACCGCTTGCTCAGATTTCCACGATTATCTAGTCAATGACAGATTACG